GTTCCGAATTCCTATCAGTGCATTATGAACTAGACTCGACTTAACCTGAAAAGGTGGTTGAAGTGTACTGTATAGCTAATAAAGACAATAGAAACGTAGATCTACATGGGACGCTATCTTAGAACTGAGATAGATGTAGAGGTGCACATTTGCACCACGGTAGCGTGTCGGACTGGCAAGTTCTTTCGCCGCTCACGCACTAGTTACGCAAATAAATTAACTAGAAGACTATATTTGATGTCGTTGGTCGCCTCGGGGTCTAACCCTCGCCGATACCATTAATAATGCCTCAGTCACTAAATCAATAGTCAACCGTTCATTAATACTGTATATTTGTATCAAAAACTTTCTTTTCTTCTCAACCTACCTTTCTAGGGTAGATATTTATTAATTATTTATTATCACATTCCTTTCAATTTTCTTTCTTTCCTTTTATATAGGTTAACGGTTACATGTTAACTTTCCTCTTAACAAATTAATTTATTCAATATTTCATATTTTCATATCTTATATTATTCGAAACCATCAAAATGCTAAGCCATTACCATCTATAATCACAGGAAGAGTTTCTGTGCGAAATGAGAATCACTAGGGCGCGGATCAATATTATTATCAATTATTTCCGATTTTGTACTAACAGCATTGTCGCTGCGTTATTTGTCTTACTTTGTCGTAAGAGCACGCTGGGTAACCATCGTGAGAACTAATTTAACAAGGGAGTATTATACTGCCCAAAGAGAGCTACATTGCCAACTCCTGTGGCTCCTAAATTGTAAATAAAGGATTGGCCTGGCAGAAATGTCAGTTCAGCTGTGTACACATTATTAACTGTGTTAACAAAGTTCGTTGCGTTAACAATCGTACAGGTAGAACCTGTAGTAACTGGTGCTGGAGAACCTGTAGAAACTGAACCTCTCATTACGATGAGGCAGGAGTATGGGTTGGTGGCGGTGAAGGTCTGAGCTGCGTTAGAGAACCCAGTGAGGACCAAAGGTGCGTTAGACCCAGCAGTGGGGGTGTTGGAAGTTGTCGTTGAAGTTATCTTAGACGATTTTGTAAATCCAACCCCATCATTGTTGAGTTGAGGAGTCATCAAACGAACTGTATAGCAAACGTATAGTTCACCAACAGTAGTGGTTGAATCGGCCTGACCTTGGGTTGATAGAAAGAAATTACCGACATCGTAGAGTTTAATGTCTTGGTTTGCGGCTAAAGAGCCTGTTCGTACATAGAACGTCTTCTGTTTAGACAGATTCTCTTTTGTAGAGATCTGATCAAAATCTTTCCACGGTGCGCTCCGGACATACCCTTGATAGGCAGCCATTGCTTGTTTTGTTGGTGGAGGAGGATCAGAAGCGTCATAGTCGACAGCAGCCATCACGGTACCTACTAGGGATGTACTAGCCTCGGTTTGGAACTCGAACTTCAGTTTCTCAAATTTATAGCTCTCATAAAGAGCAGCCATAGATGAGAGCCACGGAAAAGAGCCCTGTAAGCCGGGATTAATACTAACTTGGTTGTTATTGAAAGCTTGTGAGCCAACAATATCCATTAGATACTCGCGGTGGGTGACAAGAACGTCACCATTCTTATTTCTTTCTGAGATCACTGGGTTCCCGAGACGTAAAATGCGGGTAGAAGCTACCGGCGCATTAACCACTCGAGAATCCCCGCCAGCTTGTTTAGCTGGTCTTTGACGGGCCTTCTTCTTCCCAGGTGGGGAAGGACCCTTGTTTTGTTTAACTTGTGTTGCTTGTTTGTTCATGTATTGGATCCACCTGAACTAAGTGGACTGTACATCCTGGTATAGCACCTTTGAAAATTGTCATAGAAGCCCTATCCGTGCAGTCTCTCGGCATTTATAATTCTAATTGTTAATAAGAACTAATTTAGCATGGAAATATTAAGGGAGAACCCACCATTTTGGATAGTCTATGTACCAGAACCCAATGGCTAAGTTTAACGTCTTTCCAGGACAGATAATGCCTATTTATGAAGGCTGACCTGAGGTTTCCCTCAAGTAAGCTTCATATTCTAGGTCCAATCGTTCTTCATAGGTTACATAGCCGTTCTGAGAATGTGTGCCTTCAAACCAAGGGTCTTCAGGAACAACAAGTAGTTCTTCAGGAACGTCCATATAAAATCGAAAATCAGTCGGATCACTAGACATCGGTTTTCCCAATTTTGAAAATTCATTACCCTCTAAGGAGTGTAAGTCCAATGGCTTTAGACTACCGTTAAAGCAGCCCAGCCCGGCAATGTCAGAAGGGGGAAAGCGATCTTTCGCATTTCTTTGAACAGAGGTCGGAGGAGGAGCAACAGGAAGTTTGTAGAGATCAACTTTTTCGCGGACCTTAGGAATAGTTGTAGTAGCACAATCTCGGTTCGGCACGTAGCGATAGAATCCACGACGACATAATTGTTTGAGTCGCGGGAATGATATCTTCTTGATAGGAACAATAGGTTTCTCGGCTTTTTCACTTTCACAGACATAGGTCCAGGGTTGTTTAAACTCAGGATCTAATTTCTTTTCCAGGGGATAACCCGGGAGAGGAAATTGGTCAGTGTAGGGAATATCTGGAAATTCGTTTATGAAGCCATGGGCTACATAGAGCTCCTCTTTGGAGATTTTAAAACGAAACATTTCAGGTGCGGAGACGCCCATGCCACCAAGAGATTCGGGAATGAATAAATTACGTTGAAAGGGCTTGCCCTGATTCGTATATGTTTTACATTCATCCGTTATCGCTTTATGCTGAACTTCGAAGAGCTTCTTTAAGAGATCGATTTGCTTACCCGGTCTAGAGCCTCTAAGTAAACAATTAATATTGGGGACAATACCCTCAACATCACTATGATGGGAAGACGCAAGCTTTTCGTCTTTTTGACCTTCCTTTCCTTGAACCTTATGTTGACCATAGAATAGCCCAGTATTTAAGTACCCTATCTCACGACAAACTCTACCTTTTAGGTGTTGTTCGTAGTTATGTAGGGGACAGTGAAAACTGGTTGAATTAATATTTAAATATTCTCTGTGAACATAAGCTTTACCAACGGACATCTCGAGGCCGACTTTCTTACCGACATCTACGTGCTTTGCCCAAACCTCTTCTTCAGAGGCATAGACCATATCATCACCATTAATTAAAACGTGATTGATACGCTCATTAGGAGTCCAGTATTTCTGAGATTCCTTTGTAGCAAAGAGGTAGACCCCTAGATTAGCGAGGCACAAAATTGGAAAAGAGAGGATAGAACCCATGAGTTGTCCATTGCTCATAGTACCCATAAACTGACTATTATTTAAGCCTTTTTGGCCGGGATAATAGAGGTTATGAGGACCAAGAACTTGGAGAGCCCGCTCGTATAAATCCAAGGGAAGGAGTGAAGTCAAGGACTTCAGTATCCGTTCACTAAAACTTATACTAAGACCATCAGTAGCCGCGGAGTAGTCAATTGAATTCCACCGATCGTGAAGACCAGCGTTCCTTGTTAAAGGGATAATATCATCTGACGTTATCGGGCGACCGATAAGTTTGAAACAGCTTATATCCTTCATAGCAGACCAAAGGGCCACCTGAAGGTTTTTACAAGAATAATATGGAGCTGCTTCTCCCTTACTGATGATCCTAATTTTATTAGGTTCTAATACTGCTTGTATAGTGCAGTCGAGCTTGCGATCCTTATATCGATCTTGAGCAACTATTTCTTTTAAACTGGACCATTCGTCCTGCCCATAAGCGCAGGTACGAGGAAGATGGAAATTTGTTAATCTTCCTTTTTTGGTGTGGACCCAAGGATACCATTTCATATTATGGAGGACATCAGGACTGGGGATAGTAGGGATCGTGAGATTACTCGGTTTGAAAATTATTAAATCAAAACGGTTATCTTCTGGATGAATATCCAGGGGTTGATTTTTGATCCTTATTCTACGACCACATTCCTTTTCCCTACTCTCTTTATTCAGAGGGAGACCTGCAAGACCTCTAAGAGCCTCTCGCTGACCACCAAAACCACGACCTTCTTCAAAACAAGCACTACCCTTAGCCATAGAATCCTCAAAATTGGGATTGGCGGAAAGATAATCTAGGACTGCCCACCGAACCTTCTCCAAAATGGATTGGAAGGTGGGATCGTCGAATATTTCGTCAAGAAAGGCCGGATCGGCAGGATCTTTCTGAGTTAAGGTTTCAAAGTGTTTTTTATAGTTCTCTTTAACAATGTCCTTAGACAAAGGGAGAGTACATCTCTTCGTTTGAAACCAGGAGTACCATAAATGTGTATTCCTTGGATTAAAAGCGTTCAATCGGGCTTTAATCCAGTTCTTTAATTTACCAGACGGCTTGAAGCTCACATCGGGTTTAGGGGGCGATTCATTTTTTAGATATTTAGCTAAGGGGTAGGAGAGGAGATGTTTACATCTTTTTAACCACACCGCTTCGCTATCTGTAGTATCTAAGTAACAATGAATTTGTTGATCTAAATTACGTCTTATGTGAGATGGGGCATCATGATGCTCTAAAAGCAAATCAAGACCACGTAAAAGGGCTACGGTTCTTTGGACGATGGTTACGGGAAGAGGTGGAACCTTTTTGTCCCCCTTCCCGGGTCCCGGCTTTCGCCTCCCGGGATTTCTGGCGTCGCAAACAGTTTTAGAATTGTTCGGTGCCATATATTTTGTATTAGTAAATATAGCACGTAACTCGGTTACAATCTGCAAAAATGCTTTTCGTCTCTCTTAATGGAGACGCG